GCCCAAGGCTGACAGTGTGACCAAGACTAAGGAGTCTGTAACGGTTACACCAGCGGGTAAAAAGCGCGGCGGAATGGCTTGTTAAAAACGAGTGGGGGCTTCGGCCCCTGCTTTTTATTAAGGGAACAAAATGGCTAACACAGTAGCAACGCAAACTATCTTTGATGGGGAGCGCACAGCAATTCAAAAATTTGATTTTTTGTGCGATGGCTCTGGCAATGAATCTGCGGTATTAAAAGTAGATGTGTCTACTCTTTCGTCAAGCAATTCTGGCAAGGCGTGTGATGGCGTCACAATTCTAAAAATTTACGCATCAACGCATGGTTTGCAAGTAGAAATTTTGTGGGATGCAACAACTGATTTATTTTGTATTGGTGTTCCACAAAACACATTTTACAACATGGATTTTTCATTGTTTGGTGGACTTCCAAATAACGCGGGGGCTGGTAAAACTGGCGATATAAGATTTACAACAACGGACGCCGCCGCAGGAGATTTTTATTCAATCACACTTGACATGATTAAATCCTATGCCGACTAAATCTTCTTCCCAGCATCGTTTAATGGCGGCAGTTGCGCATAACCCTGACTTTGCCAAAAAGACGGGCATACCTTCTAAGGTTGGCAAGGAATTTGTCAAGGAAGATGCAAAGATGGCGGGTGGTGGTTTGTATGCAAACATTGCCGCGAAGAAGCAACGTATAGCCTCTGGCTCTGGCGAGAAAATGCGTAGTGCTGGTAGCAAGGGCGCTCCCAAATCTAGCGATTTTGCCAATGCGGCTAAGACTGCCTCTTACAAAGAGGGCGGCAAGTCAACGGTCAACGCCGCAGGCAACTACACCAAGCCAGAGTTGCGCAAACGTATTTTCAATGATGTGAAGTCTGAGGCTACTGCTGGAACGGGTGCTGGACAGTGGTCAGCCCGCAAAGCACAGGTTGTGGCAAAGCGTTATAAAGACGCAGGTGGTGGTTATCGTGATTAAAAAGCCCCAGCAATCATTGAAGGCTTGGGGCGACCAAAAATGGAGAACGAAAAGTGGTAAAAAATCTTCTGAAACTGGTGAAAGATATCTTCCAGAGTCTGCAATTAAGAGCCTTAGCCCTGCTGAGTATGCTGCGACGACCAAAGCAAAAAGAGCAGGCAAAGCCGCAGGAAAACAATTTGTAGCGCAACCCAAAAAGATTGCGCAAAAAACAGCTAAACACAGGTTTTAATTATGGCAAAAAAGACTCCCTCTCTTGCTATTGGTCGTGGTGAAAAGTTGCCTGCTTCTAAGGGGGCAGGGTTGACGGCTAAAGGTCGAGCCAAATATAACGCGGCAACAGGTAGCAATTTGAAAGCACCTCAGCCTCAAGGTGGCGCACGCAAGGATTCTTTTTGCGCTCGTATGAGCGGTGTGCCGGGGCCGATGAAAGACGAAAAAGGCAAGCCAACCCGTAAGGCGGCGGCGCTTGCGCGTTGGAAGTGCTGACATGTCATATTCTGGTACTACAGGCACAACCGTTGTAACGGTCCAAACGCTGATTGATCACGGTGCTCGTCGCTGCGGTAAGTTGGCAGAAGAGCTGACCTCGGAGCAGGTCCTGAGTGCCCGCGAGTCGTTGTTTTTCCTCCTGTCCAACCTGATCAACATTGGCATTCAGTATTGGGCTATCAGCAAGAAGGTCTACGGCTTCACGGCAGACAAAGCAACGTACCTGCTGCCCCTTGGCGGCAACGACGTGCTCAATGCGTTGTACCGTTATATGAACCGCCCTGACGGCAGCTACACATCATCCGCAGGCGGCACAGTGGCCAATCTGTACGATGGTGATGTAGACACGGTATGCACTCAAACCTCTGCAAATGGAAATTTTGCTATCAACTTTGGCCCGTCCAACCCCATTTTTATTGGCTCAATTGGGTTCCTGCCTGCCTCCAGCGGCACTAAATCATTCATCCTCGAATACTCGCTTGACAACGTGACTTGGGCAACCTTGGTTGATCTTGGGTCCATCGCCGTGGTCGATAACGAGTGGGTTTGGACCGACATTGCCAACGGCCAGACCGTGCCGTACTACCGCATCCGCGCCTATAGTGGGACCACCCTGAGCTTGCGAGAATTGTATTTTGGCAACAACAGCACAGAGATCACCATGTCGCGCCTAAACCGCGATGACTACACCAACCTACCCAACAAGAACTTCACAGCCAATCAGCCGTTCCAGTTTTGGTTCAATCGCACGATTCCCCAGAGCGAGATCGTGCTTTGGCCAACGCCGCAAGACGCCTTTTATCAAATGACCATTTGGTACTCACGCCAGATCATGGACGTGGGTGACCTGTATGGCGAGCTAGAGGTCCCTCAGCGCTGGTACGAGGCTGTGGTGATGATGTTGTCTCATAGGATGAGCCTTGAGCTGCCCGGGGTGGACGTTACGCGCACCCAGTACCTTGAAGGTCAAGCTGACAAATACCTTGCCATGGCCGAAGAGGAAGAGCGCGACAAGTCGCCCATCTACTTTGCTCCAAACATCTCCGTTTACACGAGGTGATTGATGGCCATTTTTCTGGACACCCTTGGATACTCTGACATTGCAATTGCGATATGCGACCGCTGCAAGATGAAGCGCCCGCACGCCGTGATGCGCAATGATCCGAACTTCCCCGGTCTCCGCGTCTGCAACGAAGGCTGTGCAGATGAGCTTGACCCCTACCGTTTACCTGCTCGCAAAACCGAAAGGATAACGATTCGGTTTCCACGTCCTGACCTCCCCCTGAACGCAGGCGACAACTATTTGGTCAGTGGCGGCATCACTACCGTTGTACAAATTTCGACACAAGGCAACACCCAGACGCCAACCTCAAACGGAAACTTGGACACTATTGCCCCGAACCCACCAAACAACACGAGCACCTAATGTCAGCACAAGTAACCATACTCCAACTGCCAGCCGCAGGTGCTATCACAGGCACTGAGGCGGTTCCTATTGTTCAAAATGGCGTCACGGTGCAGACGACCACGGCGGCGATCTCCGCATCTCCGTCGCAACCCTACACCTACCTGACCGTCACCCAAACACCTCAGTTAGCCAACAGCCGCTACGTTGGCGCGACCAACGGCTTGACGATCACTGACGGTGGTGCTCAGGGCGTGTTCAATATAACGACCACAGGCGCTCTTTTGTCGTTAGTGAACTCTGGTACTGGGTTTCAGGTAAAAACGTCTTCTACGGCCATTACAGGCCGCTCTATTGCCGTTTCTGGCGTTGGGTTGTCAATTTCCAATGGAAGCGGCGTTTCTGGCGACCCTACAATCACTTTAGCTGGCCAAGTCCTGAATCTGGCTAACCTGAGCGCCAACGGCCTGATGGTGATCACCTCGGCTGGTGCGTTGTCGGCCACGTCAATCCTGAACGTGGTTGACCAGACCGCTGTGTTCAATGCGGACGGCACGACTGGCAACCCGACCATTGGTTTGGCGTCAAACCCCATCATCCCCGGCACTGGGTCAATCTTTATCCCCGTGGGAACCACTGGTCAGAGGTCTTCTGGTGTAAACGGGCAGATTCGTTACAACAGCACCGACGGAGCCTACGAGGGCTATTCTGCGGGCGCATGGCGTCAATTCTCGCTGTCTGGTGGCGTCACCTTGGTCAACACTGGAACGGGCCTCACAGGCGGTCCTATTACGGGCGCGGGCACGATTTCCATTGACGTCACCGCCGTGACCGCTGGCTCTTATGGGTCTTCAACTCAGGTAGGAACTTTCACTGTCAACGCCCAAGGTCAACTGACTGCGGCTGCCAACGTGACAATCACCCCTGCCGCCATTGGCGCAGTGTCGTCTGTATCTGGAACCGCAAACGAAATAACCGCAACGGGAACCACCACAGTCGTTATTTCGCTGCCTGCTGCTTTGACCTTTACTGGCAAGACGGTGACGGGTGGCACGTTCTTACTGCCAATCATTTCCTCGATATCAAATAGCGGCACGATCACCATTCCGTCAGGAACCGACACGCTGGTTGCCCGCAACACTACCGACACGTTGACCAACAAGTCAATCAGTGGCACAGGCAACACGCTAACCAACATTGGCAATGCTTCGCTGACCAACAGCACGATCTCTGGCGTTTCGCTTGGGTCAAACCTGTTCAGCTTGACGATTGGTACTGGCCTTACTGGCACGAGCTACAACGGCTCTGCTGCGGTCACTGTGGCAATTGATTCAACCGTGGTGACCTTGACAGGCACGCAGACGCTGACAAACAAAACCATCAGCGGCGCAAGCAACACGCTTTCCAATATTGGTAACGCCTCGCTGACAAACAGCTCTGTGACCGTTGGAACGACTGCAATTTCGCTTGGCAGCAGCTCGCTGACGCTTGGTGGCCTGACTTCGGTTGCGGTCACTCAGGACCCAACGACGGCCCTTCAGCTTGCCACCAAGCAGTATGTGGACACCACCGTTGCGGTCGGTTTGACTTTTCACCAGCCTGTGCAGGCGGCAACAACCACGACGCTTGCTACGACGACAGGTGGCACGGTCACTTACAACAACGGCACGGCTGGCGTCGGGGCAACCCTCACATTCTCCGTGGCGCTGACTGTCCTTGACGGTTACACGCTGGCCAACACAAACCGCGTTCTGATCAAGGACGAGGCCAACCAAGCTCACAACGGCGTCTATACATGGGCCACTGGTGGCACGGTATTGACCCGCGCAACGGATGCTGACACTTACGGCAGCGGAACCAACCAATTTAGCCAGAACGACTACTTCTTTGTCCAGAACGGAACTGTCAACAAAGGCACTTCTTATGTGGTGACAACTGCTGGAGTTATCACGTTTGGCACAACGGCAATCACGTTTGCTGAATTTAGCTCGTCTCAGGTTTACACAGGTACATCGCCAATCGTTATTACTGGCACGGTCATCTCTTTGACCACCGTTCCTGTTAACCTTGGTGGTACAAATCTGACTAGCTACACCATTGGCGATACGCTTTATGCAAGTGGCGCAACAACATTGTCTAAACTACCACTTGGTACGCAGGGTTTTGTGCTGACAGCGGGCGCAACTGGGCCTGTGTGGTCTGGCATCTCGGGCGGGACTTTCTAAGGAAAAATTATGGCTGCAACAAACTTTACACCGATTCAACTTTACTTCTCAACGACTGCATCTGCCGTACCTCTGGCGGCAAATCTTGCGCAAGGTGAATTGGCAATCAACATCACCGACGGAAAGCTGTATTACGAGGACAACGGCGGCGTTGTGCAGGTAATTGCAACCAAAGGTGCTGGCACGATTGGTGGATCAACAACGCAGATTCAGTACAACAACGCAGGCGCGTTGGCTGGTAATGCTGCAATGGTGTTCAACAACTCAACGAACGTCACCACGCTGACCACGCTGAACCTCACCAATGCCCTTGGAGCCATCTACGGCGGCACTGCGCAGTCCACTTATACCCAAGGTGACATCCTCTACTCCTCGGCCACGAACACGCTGGCCAAGCTTGGTATTGGCGTGGTCAACTACATCCTGACGTCAACTGGAACGGTCCCTCAGTGGGTTGCACCTTCAAGCATCACCGTCAACACAGCGACCAACCTTGCTGGTGGCCTTGCTGGATCTGTTCCTTACCAGTCGGCTCTCGACACGACGACGTTCTTAGCTATTGGAGCTGCCAATCGGGTCATGACCTCTACTGGTACTGCCCCGCAGTGGGTGACGTCCCTGACGGGCCTCACAGGCGTTTCCAGCTCTAGCATTACCAATACCAGCCTGACCTCTGGCCGCGTCGTTGTGAGCACCACCGCTGGCCTTCAGGCTGACGATGCTGACCTGACCTTTGACGGCACAACTTTGTCGGCTGGCGGCTTCTCAACGGTCGGCCTGAGCACTTTGGTCAAAACCGTCAAGATTGGTGACAGCAACTTTAACGGCGTGGCCGTGTTTGCTGCTGCTACGCCTGCCAAGCTGTATATGGGTACGGGTACTGTGACCGACGTCACCTCGGCAATCAGCGCAACCAACGCAATTGGTGCAATCGCCTCCTTGGGCATTACCCCAATCGCTGCGACCAACACCAGCGTCACCTACACCGACGCAGCCACTTTGTACATTGCAGGCGCTCCAAGCGCTGGCACGAACGTCACTTTGACCAACCCATACGCTTTGTATGTGGCTTCTGGTAACGCCT